GGTGTTGAAGGACCAGAGGCTATTAGCCCAAATATTGATAACTGCTCATTAACATAGTTATTAATAAAAGTTGGAGCAAATCCAGTATCTTTAAGATTTGGAGTATATGTCATTTAATACCTACCCTTGCATTTGCTATCCAACTAAAACCAGTGCTTACGCCTTTTGCCCTACCAGTTTTTGCTCCAGCCCTAATATTTTTCTTAAATATTGTAGGCTTGCTTATATAATCATATAAACCAGAAGCACGAATAAAAGATTGTTTAAAATATTTTAACATAAACTCATCAAACACATCTTCGTAAGAGCCTCTAACTTGATTGCCACCAGGATTTCTTACAACAACAGGTTTTTTAGTATATATTGTTTCTCCGCCAGATTCAAACCTTAAGGCTCCACCACTTTTTGGTTTAATAACAACAGTTTTTCCCTGTTCCATAATTTTTGCTTTATCATAAAAAGGAGCAGTTGCATCTGCAGATACTGTCTTAGATTGTCTAAAATTAGAAAACAACGATAAACCACTTTTATTAACAACATAATTAATGTCAAATAATCTAGCGGCTGGACTTCCAGTTCGATACCATTCATATACATGATGCAATGCTTTAGGGTTTGCTCTAGCATTTGTATCTATGTATTGTCCTAGGGCTTTTATAACTCCCTTGCCAAGATTACTTAAGAATATTGTTTTGCCTTTGTCTACCCCGTCTAAAAAACCATAAGAGTATTTAAGAACATTATCCATTGTTTTGGCAAAGTGCTTAGTGTCTGTTCTTGCTATCATTAGTCACCCACAGTCTGATTTTCAGCCCTGCGTAAAATCATTTTGTAATATTCTGTGCTTCTTAAAGCACCAACAAAAGGCTCTACAGTTGCAACCTCATAAATTGTTCCACGGCCTGCCCTTACTCCAGCAGTTTCTATATAAACTAAATCATCATTAGAGTGTCTGAGGTTGGCAATCAAAATATTAGTAATAGCATTTTTTTCTTTTTGAGAGGATATTCTAGGATCGTTTTTAGTTCTTGCTAATAATTTGTTTTGTAGTTGCAAAAACGAATCTGCTTTAACATTTTCTGTGCTGTCCGTTCCAACTGATTCTGCATTACAGGCTATAGTTTTGTCAAATACCCAGTTTTTTTTAGGTTGACCATAATCTCCTTGAGAAATAATTGGGTAATAAACGTCTGCTTTAAGCGGATATACAAAATCAGTAGTTTCACACAAAACCATTATAAAACTCCAGGACGAGTTATTGTTTTAAGATATTTTTTTAATATTTTGTCTACTAGTAAATTGCCAGTTCCATTAAAAATATTTTTATCATGCTTAAAGTTAAATTGATCAGTTCTGTAAGATTCTATATATCGTTTATAATAATCCAATTTGCCAGACTTTATGTCTTGAATAAGTATATTAGTTGCATCTTTAATATCGTTAGGTACTACTTTATACCCTGCCTCAAGATAAAACATGTAATCTACGCCTTCTGGAAAACTAACTCCACCCTGAAAAGTTTGAATATTAGCACTATCTGAAGTATCAAACCATGAAAACGAATCTGATGCAGCGATAGGCATTCTTGCTGGTTTTCTCTCTGCTCTATTCCATTGATCTACTCCAGCAGATGGATCTTTAACAATACCGCTTTTATCTTTTGTAATGCTGTAGTCATAACTATCTAATGCTGGTTCTTCTTCGCTAGAGTCCCAAACTAATTCAGCATTTTCGTATGCTTTAAGAATTTTGTAACCCCTCTTCCAAATTGGAATATAGTCAGTGCCTTGACCAACCACTTGAAGCCATTCTGTAGTAAAATAAAATCCATCTGGAATGTAAGAGTCAATTATTTGTCTTGCTAATTTTTCATATTCTGTATATTCCGCTATTTCTGTAGCAGTAGTTCCAAGGTCGTTTGGATCAATGTAGGGTCTAAGTATTTCTAAATTATCTTCAACCACAATATCTCCACGACTAGATCCATTCTTTTCATATATGGTTACAGCGTAATAATCATCATAATTAGAAAAAGAATCAGCCAAGGTGCGTGTTACTAGGGCACTAGCATTTGCTGTGACTGTCACATCCAATATTTCTTCATATCTATCATTGTTTGATATTACAAGAAAATATGATGTACTTGCTGTTGGAACAGTATATTCAATGCTAAGCGGGTATGGGGGAAGTCTTAAAATTTCCATTATTCTATGCCATAATATCTTGCTAACTCCTGAGGGGTTGCTAATCTAACACCTTTACGAGTTAACCACCAATTGGCTGCCTCCTTATTGACTATATTATATCCGTTTTTCAAAACACCAAATTCTTTATTTATACTACGTTTACTATTATTTGAAAACAATGCAACTTTTTCTGAATTTTCTGTTTTGGCTATTTTCACAACCTCTTTACCCTCTAGTATTTTAAGCATTTGTTCTCTTGTTCTTGCATCTTTTAAATCAATATCATTGTTTTTAGCAAATGATTTTATTTCAAACACACTTTTTGTTTTTAAATTTTCTACATCTAACATATTTTCCTCCACTGTCATTATATCAGAAATACTAAAAGAGAGCGGTTTTTACGCCGCCCTCTTTTAATTTTGTTGCTTATATTTTATGAGTCTGCGCTATCTGCGTCAACATATGCGACTGCATCTAACTCTTCCCATGCTAGACCAAAGCGAACAAATACTGTATATTCTACAGTGTCTTTCTTTGGCTTATATTCACGATTTACTGTGATATCTCTCTGGAAGCCCCATACACGGTTATCAGGGAATGTCAAATCGACATATCCTTCTGGATAGTAAGGAACCTCAAGAACATCTACACCAAGTACACGAGTTGTACGTGATGGACCAAAGGTCTGTGCTGTACCATCAAGGAATTCTTGACGGTTTGCTTGTGTGCTACCAATTCTGTCAGCGAATGCTGCAGAAATAGCATCTGCAAGTGTACCGTTGTTTCGAACGATACCAGCAAAAGCATCAGTGCCTGCGTAGAACTTTAAATTACTCTTAATGGCACGATATTTACGTGGCATTGCCAATAACAAGTCTTGCATCACTGTTGTTGTGAAGTTATTGTCTGATATTGTTGCGCTTAATTCGTGTGCAGCATTTCCTACTGTTCCACGAGTTTGCTTGATGAATCCAGACATAATTGAAAGGAATGTGCCTGTTGCACCGTCACCGTTAATAGCCAAGTCTTCAATATCATTACCGAAAGCATTGGTCATTAAACGAACTAGACGATCTTCAAGGGCTGCACCTTCAATATTGTCTTCCAAAGACTCTGTAGAAACTTCCCAATCAAGACGAATCTTTTTGGTTGTAAGTTCTACTTTGCTGAATGTAGCACCTGCGTTTGTGTAAGTGTCATCTGCTTGTGCAGCGGCACGAATCACACGCTCACCAACGTTAACCTTTTCGATCTCCATGGTGTTTGCTCTCATTGTAACTCTACGACCATCTTTGGCGAGAACTGTTGCATCCCACACGTAGTCGATAAAGCGGCGAGCCTGTTCTGGATTAAGTACGCCTCCGTTTGTTCCTGGGAATGGATTAACAGCGTTTGGTCCAGTTGTTACACCAAAAGTTCCACCGCTAACGTTACCAAGAGAACCTGCAGGAGATACGTTACCATCTGGATCTGTTGCAGTTGCACTTCCAATACCACCAGATACGAAAGCACCTGCTTCAGCAGCCTTAATCAGTTTTTCTTGTATTTCTTGTTCCGACATATTATTCACCTCCATTTTCGGTTTTTACTTAAATAGGTCGGCATTTGTGAGGAAACGTCCGCCCCATAGGGATTTTTGAGCCTTCATTTCTGAAAACTCCTGCACGATCTCGCCTAGATCGCCAGACTTGCGGAAAGCGGTATCTGCTTCTACTGCATCTACTCTCTTTCCAAACTCATCAAAAGAACCCTTTACTTCTTTTATTTCATTTGTTACGGAATTTACTTTTCCTGTAACATCTTCAAGGGACTTTGTAATTGCTGCAACGGTGTCTTGTACAGACTTTACTGTTGCTGCAAGATCGCTCAAGGCATTAGTTAGAGAATTTTTTATGTCTGTTACAGACTTATTAATTTCTAAAACAACATTAGTTTGATTCTCCACAACTTCTGTTATAGAAGGAGCAACTTCATCAGATTTAGCAAGAACAGGTTCTGCAACTGCTTCTTCAACAATTGCCTCTGCTTCTGCTACAACTTCTGCTGTAGCCTCTGGAGCAACCTTAACATCTTCAACAACTTGTGTCTCTTCAACAATTTTTGTTTCAGTCACAATTGATGTTTCTTCTGTCATAAGATTATCCTCCTTTTTAATCTTAATTGTACTAATGCCTTTTGCACTATCAACTAAGAATTTTATTTTTTCTGTATTTTCTTTGTCAGATTTTTCTACAAAACCAATATTCTGCATGAGTTTTCCAGAATGTGGACTTGCTTCTGTTTCTGAAGATGAAATTAAAACTAGATCGTTTTCTTCATCCCAAAAAACATTTTCAATTTCTGCTTTTGCTAAATATCCGCTAAGTTCTCCTTTTTCAATAGAAATTACGTTAGCAAATTCATTGGCTGGATTATCGACGAGTGATAATTCACTTAGTTCATATTCTTTAATAATACGCACTGATTTTTTTAATTCTTCATTAAATTCATCATCAAATTTTTTAATGCTACCACCAATTGAAAAGCCAGTCAAAGTTCCATCAAGAACCTTCTCCCATGTATTTTGTGCTCCTTTAGAAACATAGGCTGAAACATAAACTCCGCTATAAAATTTTTTTACTTTAGGATCAAAATAACGATCTTCTTTAAAAGAAACAACCTTACCTACAGCACTGGGTTGATGCATTTCGCGAAGGTTGCCACGAAATTTTTTAAAAGCGGTCATGCTTGCGTCTGTTGTTACAATGTCATTTTGTCTATCTACATTGTCTAAAGTTGCAAAACCAGAAACAATTCTGCGTTCTTGATCAATTTTGCCAATGGGTATTGAAAAGCGAACATTGTCGCCATTAGTAACCCAGTGTGCTTTATTAACTGTCATTGCCAAACAATTATATCACCTATTTGTATCAATATGTGGATATTATTGAGAAGAACGACCTTCTCCCTGTGCGTTTCTTCCAGCAATGGTTGATGGCGAATCTGAATTATTGTTTGTTCTTTCGACATTTCTTTGTCGATTTCCTGCCAAGTTTGCTCTAGCATCAGTTGCCTGTCTTGGCGACATAATGAATGGCTCATCTCCATCTGACCTCTGTGGAAGATCTAATTTATCACGAGCCTCGTTTGGAGTCATGACCTGAGTTTTAACATACCGCTCTAGAATTTGAGATTGTGCAATTTCATCAGTTAGGGTTAATTCATTAAATCTAAGTTCAAGGACATCGGTTTTTTCCCTTATCAATTTATTAACCATTTTTTCTAAATATTTTTGTGCTGGACGAGATACCTGCTCTTTAAATGTGCGATCTTGTGCTAAAGCAGCAGCAATTGATGCAGAGTCTGATCCTCCAAGTTTAGAGATAGGAACCTGATGAGCAATTAAAATGTCATCACGATTTTGCTTGCGATATTCTTTAAAGGAGCCTTCTTGAATACCGTTTTCAATAGGTTCCATTTTAAATTCAACCTTGTTGCCATCGCTATCTCCTGGAAGCGGAATATACAAGGTTCTGTGTGACTGAGCCTTGAGTCCAGTCTGTAAAAATCTAAACATTTTATCTTCTGCATCTGAAGATAATTTAGCACCTTTGACTGTAATAACATATCTTGGAACAGCCTTATTTTCAAAGTAATCAATATTATACTGAGCAGCAAGTTGATCTCCAATTAGAGACGGCATGGCTGCCAAAATATCTGGAATGCCATAAAAGGTATTTAAAGGAGAGTATTGTTTAAGATGAATAATCTCGTTTGGCCTAGCATCTCCAGTTACAAGATTTGGATTTTTTGCTGCAAAATTACGAAAGTAAACTATTTTGTTGCCAATAATTTGTAGGAAGCCATCCTTTAAGCGACGAACACGAACTGTAGTTGCTGGAATGTGACCAATATATCCAATCTCTCCATTTACTTTACGACCAACCTCAAGAAATCCGTTGCCAGTTGCTTGTAGGTCAGTATATATTTTTTCCATTGTTGTAGTAAACGAATCATCATCGTTCAAAGACTCTAGCCAATCACGAACTAAAATTTTTGCTCTTTCAATTCTATTTCTTGCTCTGCCAACCATTTCTTGATCTTCATTCATTTCAAAGTTTAACATTGTACGATCTGTAATATCAAAACGATATCCCAAACCAACAACATTTTCTACCTTAGCATCAATAGCAGCGTGATTGGCAAAATTTGTATCATAGAAGTTTGCAAACTCATACATGTTGTATGGAGGGGTAATTACGTCAAATAGTCCATAGCCATTTCTATATACCGTGCCAGCATTAATTTGTTTTGAACCTGAATTGTCTCCAGAGGGAGAGGCATTTGCAGAACTAAGATATGAAGCATCGGTAATATCTATCTTTGTTAAATTTCTGTTAGTTCTGCGACGGAAATTGTTATCAATTCCTGATAGATTTTTTAATTCATCCCAAGATTTAGAAAAAGGATCTAAACTTGCAAACTGATTATTTTCTTTTTCTTGAGTATTTAAACTAGCCTGTATATATTCAAAATTATCACTCACTTTCGTAAGCCTCTCTTCCATGTTTCTTTAAAGTTTGTTGAGCATCGTACACCGCACCAAGATCATTAAGATTAGGTATTAATCCTTGTTTCATTCTGTCTTTCATTTCTGAGTATTGTTCTTCAGATACCCTGTTTAGTCCAGGAACAAAAATACAACTACCGCTACCATCATCTCCATAATACATTGCTGCTTTTTTAAGTTCTGCAATTTTTTCAATATCCCCACGCTTGGCAGGAATATTTAAAACATTTTCTTCACCATCTGTAAACCACTTGCCATCAGCCTTTTTGTACACATAAAGACCCCAATCATAGTTTTTCTCTATAACTCTGCGTCTTATGTTACCAATTATTGGTTTTTTTCGCTTAACCATATCCATAAGTATAGCAGATTATACTGGTGTGCCTACCTTTACAGTCCATGTTGTGTCGTTATATATTTTAATTTTATCTGCATCTATAGTCAAACCCTCTTCATCATCAAAGATTATTTTATTAGTTCCTATATAAGTTTCATAAATATCAACTGGATTTGCTCCATATCTATCTGATGATCCTATTACTAATACCCCTTCCCAAGTAGAAGAGTTAAGCCAATATTGCCAATTATAATTTTCTCCGCCAAAAGATATAACCTGTTGCCATGGTCTGGTTAATCTGCTTTGAATCTGTTGTAGGTTATTTGCTTGATAGAAAGAAATGTTATTAAAAACAAATTGTCCATTGAGATTAATAGAACCTAAAAATAAATCGTAAAGTAATGAGTTAGAAAATCCAATTCCAAGAACTCCCCATTCATTTCTTGTAACAACTGGCTCTCTTACAAGTTTTCCATTCCAATAGTAAGAAAGTCCGTCGTAAGACCCTCCAGAATTAAGACTTTTTGCATATATTCTAGCGCGATTACCAGTCTCACTATCTGCTACAAAATAAAATTTAATTGTGTCAGATTTATATTTAATATCAAAAAGTTCTACTGGTGTTTCAGGGAACTGCCTTTCATCATATTTCATCCACATCTGTACGGCGCTAACACGATAATTATCTGCTTTATTTATGTTAATTGGAACTGACAGCCCTCTGTTTATTAAAGGATCATAATCTCCACGAACTTTTATTCCAGAACTTTTATTTAAATAAAGATAAGGGGTACTTCCTTTGTAAATGCTAAATGGATTTTTAGACTTGTAGTCATAATAAATTCCCGCTTTTTTGTATGGAAAAATATCTACTCCAAATCTAGTTCCTACTGGATTAAAAGAGTTGTCATTAAATGCCTGAGATGCAAGTTCTAGTCTTTTTAATTTTAATGGTTTCTTTAAAATACCACGAACATTAAAATCTAAATGAGTTACAACTGCAATATCATTAAAGTCAATGTTTTTAGCAGGATATATCAATGTATTATCTACAACCTCAAACTTTGTTGTTTCCCAACTGTTAAAATCTGACATGTCAACAATAGAACCCTCTCTTGCCGTTCTAATCGTAGTAAAGTTAGACCTTGGGGCATTGGCTCCAAGATCAATATATTGAAATGTAATATAACTTCTAATTGATGCATCTTCTGTGTCGTACTCATAATATTTTTCTGTTTGCCCTGACATTTGCAAATAATTGTCCCAGCCAGTAAATAAGTAATTATCTAATTGATCATAAGATCTTTGTATTGGATATTCATATGCATCTTTTAATTCTTGGTAGGTCCAGGTACTTGTTGATGCCTGATCAACCAATTCAGATGGAGGTGGATAAGCAATATTGAACTGTAAAAAGTCAAGTCCGTAATATAAATTTCCTGCTGAATCATTAATAAATTGTGCAAAATATGATAGAGGCAAATAATCTTCCCAATATCCAGCAACTCCAATATCTAAGAAATATGTGTTGTATGCCTCTGTTGGTAATAATGTGTAACTTGCTGTAAAGGCAATCAAGGACTCACCAGAGGTACTAACTGCAAATCCGTTACTAAAATAATCTTCATTTTCTTGTGCATTATAATCAGTTGATAATCCAAATGAATACAGTTTACCCTCAAATGTATTGGCAGCGGTTGTATCCCCTGATACATATAGTTCAAGACCATTTCTATTTCCAAAGAAAGAAGCGACATTCCCTCCAAACCTTTCAACCAGATCTGGAATATTAATACCTACCGCAAATATGTCATCTACCGATATTGAATTGAAGGTATATAAAGAGGTGCTTGCCCCATTGTAATACAAATTGTAGACAAGAGAGTCATCTTCTTGTATAACCTCAAAATAATTATTATTGGTTTTATTGTATATTTTAAATAATGTTTGTTCTATGGAGTTAACATTGTCATGACTGAATACTCCATATACCGCTTTTATTTCTTCATTTAAAATTTCAAAATTTGTAAAGTTATAGTAAGCATGAACAGAGTCCCAACTGGTACTTGGTCTAAAAGTTATGAACTTGTTGCTCTCATCTTGTATTTCTTGATTGGCATCATATAAATCTTGTAATGTTTCATCTTCTATAAATATTGTTGGCAATTGATATTCTGGTGTTCCAATATAAGTTGAGGCCGTAAGCAAATTATCAAAACTACCTTGATTCCAGGCAGCAAAATCTGGATAGGTATAGTTAGCGGTATAATCAGCAAAACCATAATCAATAAATGCTGTGGTGCCACCATAGCCAGAGTCAATGCTTTCTGAAGAAACAACGGCTTGTCCATAAACCCATCTACGTTTTGCTACTGGCACTGGAACCTGATAGGGATATATAGCAACGCAATCTATTTCTATTGGAGATACATCTGTATATGAATAAAATCCAAGCCAATCTTGTTCATTATCATCATCTAAAATTGCTGGTAAATCCAAAGTGTCTGTGTTTATACTAAAATTTATTACTTCTTCACCATTAACTAAAACAGATGCATTGTTTCTAATTAAACGCAAGTGAATAAGCATTGGTCTAAACCATTCGCCTACGAAATGAGATCCAAAATTATTTCCTATAACAAAAGTTAAAAATCCACCCTCTACATATAATCCATCTGAGGATGATATTGGTCCAAATATTCTCTTAGGAGTGATTGCATTTGAATTTATTCTAGTCCAAAACTCTACAGTATATTCTTTATATTGTCCAGCCTCATTTAAAAATCCTTTACCTGGAATTATTAAAGAAGGTTCTCCTTCTTCGTTTGGAGATAAAATAGTAGAATTGCTTGCACCATATACCATTGGAACGCTAGAGTTTCTTGCAACCAAAGCATTATCATTAATTAAATAATATCCTGATTCTCCACCTAAACCATAAGCCTCTGCTTCAACTCCACTGGTTGTAGCAATGGCTATGGTATGAGAGGTAATTGCTGCTCCTGCTACTCCAAGTGAATAATTGTTATGCTCTTCTGACCACTGTCCTACGCTAATTCCATTAATATAAAATGCAGTTGTTGATGTTGCTGCTCCTCCGTTAAAGGTTGCTTTTATAACTGCTCTCATTGTTGTATTTTCATTTGGAATTTCAAATGTTCCAGATACAAACCCCCAACTAGCATTTAAACTTGTATCAAAAGTATTTAGTTCTTGTACATCTAATGCTGTTGTAGTATCTGTATATTCATATCCTATTGATACTGAATCTAAAACAGCAGAAGAATCAAAAAAATATGAACCAACTGCAAATGTTGCAAGGGTTGAATTTAAACTAGAAAAATTTACTAAGTCATCGCTTATGCAAGTAATTGTAAAACTGGTATTTGCTGGAATTACTAAATTTAATTTATTAACTACGCTATCTGTAAAAGGCTCTACAGAAGGAGCACTTGTTGAAGCAATAGATGTTACATTAGTTCTGATCCAACTAGTAAAAGCCCTTTGTGCTTCTGTTATTAATGTTAAATAATCAGCGGTATCGTCTAATGCCCACAGCGTTGTAGGGTGCTCTGCAAATATTTTTTCTGCATATAAATTAGACGGGTTAGACATATTTCTCCTATCCCCTTATTATATCAGGGCAAGAACTAATATAATTTAATCTCACATGCGTCTGTTGAGCAATATTTCTCAGACTCTGCATCAAGATTATCTTTGCCATCATAAATAGCAGACCAATCAATTTTACGAATTGTTCCAATATAAGAGTTATACTCTTCCTTTGTTATTTGAGTATATGGTTGTTGTGGGTATGTTTGATTGCCCATTGGCAAAAATGATACTGCCTTTAATTGTCCTTCGTACATATGAAGCGCTGGAGCAATATGCTTAGATTCTAACTCTTTATCAAATGAAAGAGTTACAGATACGCCATTGTCAGACCAATACTTTTGAGCGGTAGCAGCCAAACCAATTTTTTCA